ATCTACATCAGGCGATACAATTGACTTTGTGTTGGCTGGTAGTGGTGCATCCTTTACAGCAGGTAAGCTACGTGCTTACGCTGTAATGATGGACATCAGCGACCAAGGCGATACGGCTGCTAATGAAGTAGACCGTGACACACTTGCATAAGTAATCACAGGTGGGGGCAGCTTCGGTTGCCCCTACTTACTTATTTAGGAATTACGTATGGCATATGATTACTTAGACTTGACAAATGAAGTGCTAGCAAGAATGAATGAGGTAGAATTGACTGCCTCTAATTTTTCTACTGGCGCACGTGGGTTTCAAGTACAATGCAAAAATGCAGTAAACGATGCTATTAATTATGTCAACCAACGTGAGTATGGTTGGCCTTTTTCACATGCGACTAGCACAGTAACACTTGTAGCAAATCAAACACGCTACTCTATTCCTGCTACAGCTACGCATGTTGACTATGAAACATTTAGAATATCAAAAGATAATAATCTTGGTGTAGCTGGCACAACATTACGTGTACTTGATTATAAAGAATACATTGACAGATTTGTAGACCAAGAAAGTACAACAGGCGTAGGTGGTGTACCTATCTATGTGTTCCGTACACCCGACAATAACTATGGTTTATATCCTTACCCTGACCAAGCATATGAATTAAAGTTTGAATATTTTGACAAGCCTACTGCTTTGTCTGCTGCTACTGATGTACCTACAATACCAGAACAGTATCGTCAAGTAATTGCAGATGGTTCTACCGCATATGCATATCAGTATCGTGGTGAGGCACAACAATACGGTATCAACTTTGCACGATTTGAAGAGGGTATCAAACATATGCAGTCAATCTTGCTGAATAGAACAGACTACGTAAGGTCAACTTATATACCGCACTCACAAAGGTACGGCATTAACACAGCAATGTTTTAGGTGATACATGGCAGACGAATCAGGATTAAGCCCATTTGTCTTTGCCTGTTCTGGGGGATTGGTATTAGACCTTTCTACCTTTGAGATGCAACCGGGTATGGCACTTGAGTTGCAAAACTTTGAGCCAGACATTAAAGGTGGATACAGACGCATTTCAGGGTACACAAAGTGGAACAGTAATATTGTACCACAAGATGTATCTTCATCTGAAAAAGTATTAATGTCTGCACATTTTAATAATAAAGTCATTGCGGCACGTGGTGGTAAGATACATGAAGCTGGAACAACAGGTAGTTGGACACAGATTGACACTGGCAGAAGTAACGCTGGTAAGTATACACACTTCCGTTACAATCTCGCTGGGACGGATTTTATCGTATGGGCCGATGGCGCAAATAATGCGACCAAGTATGATGGCACTACTGTTACAGACCTCAATGCAACAGGCGCACCTTCTGACCCGCAGTATGTTGTAGGATTTAAAGACTCACTGTTTTTTGCTGGCATGTCCAGTACACCACAGTCAATAACATTTACAGCACCATTTACTGATGATGATTTTAATACTGCAAATGGTGCAGGTACAATAAATGTAGACAGTAAGATTACAGGGCTGTTTCCCTTTCGTGACCAACTGTTTATATTTTGTGAAGAACGTATCTTTAAACTTGTAGGTAACTCTATTGCTGATTTTCAGTTACTACCTGTTACCCGTGAGATAGGTTGTGTAAATGGTTTTACCATTCAGGAAGTTGGCGGTGACCTTATCTTCCTTGGTCCAGATGGACTGCGTACTGTTGCTGGTACAGAGAAGATTGGTGACGTTGAACTTGGTACAATTAGCCGACAAGTCCAGCCTCGCTTTGAGGGTCTAACAGACGTTGATGAATTTGATAGTGTAGTTATACCAGATAAAACACAGTATCGTATATTCTTTTCTAACGCAAACATAACAAGAGGTAACACAACGGGTGTTACAGCAGTTAGAAAACAGGCGTATGAATTTGCTGACCTTCGTGGTATTCGTCCAAGCTGTACAGACTTTATTACAGTACAGGGTGAGACTATAGTACTACACGGTGAGTATGATGGTTATGTATATCGTCAGGAACAGGGTAATGACTTTGACGGTAACACAATAACAGGTAAGTATCGTTCACCTGATTTGTCTATGGGTGATGCAGGTATTCGCAAGGCATTTCAACGTGTAATTATTAACTATGCACCTGAAGCTGCAGTGAACGCTGACTTGTTTGTAAGATATGACTATGAGTCACCTCAAGTGCCTAGACCAGCCGCATACCCGTTTGATACAGCTACCGTGGTTGCGATTTATGGTACATCAGTATATGGCACAGCAACATACGGTGGACAGTCAAACCCGTTGATTAGACAGCCTATTGAGGGTTCAGGGTTTGCAGTAGCACTAAGAGTTAATGACAGGGGTGTATCAGCCCCATATTCGCTGAAGGGATTTCAGCTAGAATTTGATGTAGGAGCAAGACGCTAATGGCAGGTTATACCAGACAGTCTACATTTACTGACGGTGACATTATCAATGCTGCCGATAGTAATGATGAATTTAACCAGCTAGTTAATGGATTTAGTAACACCACAGGCCACAAGCATGATGGCACTACTGGTGAAGGTCCGGTTATTGGTTTAATTGGTGACCCCGGTGTTGCTACCCCTAAGAATAAAGTCGTTGTAGATGATAGCAATGAACGTGTAGGTTTCTTTATTGATGTATCGGGTACTTCCACTGAACAGTTCCGTGTTCAGGATGGTGTTATTGTTCCTGTAACAACTAATGATGTAGACTTAGGTACAAGCAGCCTACAGTTCAAGGATATGTATCTTGATGGTACAGCCACTGTTGATGGGCTGGCTATGCCTACAACAACTGTTACAGACATCCTTGATGAAGACAACATGGCCTCTGACAGTGCTACTGCCTTGGCTACCCAACAGTCAATCAAGGCGTATGTAGATACACAGTTAACTGGCGAAGACCTAGACTTCCAAGGTGACTCAGGTGGTGCATTAGCAGTAGACCTTGACAGCCAGACATTTACCATTGCAGGTGGCACAGGTATTGATACAACAGGTGCAGGTCAAACCCTGACTGTTGATATTGACAGCACTGTTGCTACACTTGCAGGTACACAAACATTCACAAACAAAACAATTGATGCCAATGGCACAGGTAACAGCATAAGTAATCTTGAGGTTGCTGACTTTACTGCTGCATCTATTGTTACAGAAACAGAAGGTCTAAATTCTAGTGATAATGACACTAGCTTACCTACCACTGCTGCTGTCAAAGATTATGTAGATACACAGCTTACTGCTGAAGATTTAGATATTGCAGGTGACAGTGGTACAGGTGCTATTGACCTAGACTCACAGTCTTTGACTATTGCAGGTACATCCAATGAGATTGAGACATCTGCCTCTGGTCAAACACTTACTATCGGTTTACCTAACGATGTAACTGTAGGCAATAACTTGACTGTTACTGGTGACCTGACAGTCAGTGGTGATGACATCACTATGGCTACAAATACCAGTGGTCATATCATGGTTGCTGACGGTACTAACTACAATCCTGTGGCTGTATCTGGTGATGTAACTATTAGCAGTGCTGGTGCAGTAACCATAGCCAATGATGCTGTTGAAACAGCTATGGTCAATGCTAATGTTATAACAGGCCAAACTGCAGAAACATCTGTAGACAATTCCAACGATTTGGTTTTGTTATATGATAATTCTGCAACAGCGTTACGCAAGATGACTGTTGCAAACCTTGTTTCTTCTGCAGGTGGTTTGACAGATGTAGTTGCCGATACCACACCACAGCTTGGCGGTGACCTAGATACTAACGGCAACGACATTGTTACCACATCAAACGCTACCCTAGACCTTGCGCCTCATGGCACAGGAACGGTTGTTGTTAGAGGTAACACTAATCCGGGTTCTGTAGTATTTAACTGTGAGTCAAACTCACATGGTCAGACTGTTAAAGCGCAACCTCACTCCGCTTCTGTAACCAACACCTTAACACTTCCTGCTGGTGGTAATCAGGAGATTGTAGGTACAACAGCAACTCAGACA